GATAGAGTAGAAACAGAAATGAAAGAGATTAAGAAGAATTTATGACAAACAAGCCAAGTGATATTATTTTTAAAAAAGCAAATGACCTATCTAATTTATGTAACCGTTGGCCGACAGAATTTGATTATATAAGGGCGATAATACAATACCTAGACGAACTCCACGAGAGAATTAACAAGCTAGAGGAAAACGTAAAAAATCCAATAAACTAAATTTCAGCATGATATTATGCATATAAGCCGTGCAACTGAAGTATATTCGGGCAGGGTTTTTTTTGTGAATTACGATACTTTCCCTCTGGTCTCATGGGACGTGAGGTTAGATATAAAGAGCAGACAACTTACTTCTAGCACATACTGTTTTTCTAACAGAGAGGACACCAGATCCTTCTAGTGCTAGAGGGAAGAGATTGTAAATCAACCCTAGCTAATAAGTGGTCTTTGTCGGTCAGCTTATTAGTGCCTCACACTCTAATTAAGAATGTGTAGGGTTGGGAGATAATTCTCTTTCCCTTCTCGAAAGAGAATTAGTAAACGAATAAGATGAAAGAAAAAATTAAATGCAAATCTTGTGAGATACTCTTCCTTCCTAAATGGGGAAGAAACCAGAAATATTGTGATGTAAGATGCGCTAACTGGGGAAAAGGTGGTAAATCAAGAGTTCCTTGCAGTGCTTGCGGAAAGATATTGAAAAGACCGAACTCTCGCATTAAACGGAACAAAACAAATGCCTGCTCTGATAAGTGCAGAACAAACCCTAAAGAAAAAGAAGAAACTAAAAGGTTAAGAGAAAAGGGCTTATCTTATAGGGAGATAGGAAAAACATTAGGTTTTGGAAAGACTAAAGCAATTAGACTACTAAAAACACTATGAAAACAATTACATTAAAAATATCTAATAAAGAAATCAAACAAGTAAACGTTGAGGGTAATTTAATATCCCCAGACCAAGCACTTGTATCTGTAATGGTTTCAGTAATTGAAACACTACCGTATACACAGGAGTCATCTAAGTTACTAGGAAAAGTAAAATCAATCTTAGATGAGGCAATAAAAACACCAACCAAAGAAGCAAAACTAGAAGATGCAGAGTTCCTGTTTCTCTCAAAGGCTTTAAAAGCAGCCACAGATCACGAAGGGGCGCAAAACAGACACACACTAAAAGACAGGTTCTGGTTAGATGAAGTTTTCCGTATATTAGAAGAAGCAAAATAGTATGAAACCCCTTGAAAACAAGAAAAAACAATCAAAATGGGGTGGAGAAAGATCAGGCTCTGGAAGAAAGAAGGGAAAGAAAGGAAAGAAGGCATTAGAGAAGGATAGGATTGAAAGAACCATGAAAGAACGCATTATGCACAGTGCAGATGCTTTGCTTAACAGTCAGATGAACCTAGCAAGGGGAACACAAATGCTGTTTAAGGTAGTGACAACAGTAAACAACAGCGGAAAAAGAACTAAACAAAAGCCAGTGTTGATAACAGACCAAGAAGAAATAGAACAATACCTTGCTGGAGATTTTGAAGATGAAGACAGCGTTTATTATTTCATCACAACAGAAAGACCAGACAACAAGGCAATTGATAGCTTGTTTGACAGAACTTTTGGTAAGGCAGTACAAAAGCAAGAATTAACTGGTCCAGATGGTGGAGCATTAAAAATAGAAAATGTCGGAATCAACTTTGAATCTTAAAGTTCTCAAACCTTACGAGCCATTATGGAAGTCTGGCTCTCGCTATGTTGTCATTATGGGTGGGCGTGGTGCAGGACGGTCTTATGCTGTCTCTCAGTATCAAATGGCAAACCTTTTTCAAACAAAAAACCTTTTCCGTGGAGCATTGATGAGGCTTGTCCATACAGACATCAGAAAGTCCAACTATCAAGAATTTATTGATCGTGTCAATGAAAAAGAAGCGTCCCACTTGCTGTCGATTGCAGACTCAACAATGACAATTGAGAATGGGAAAAACACTCTTACAGCACTTGGGTTTCATAAGTCATCAGGAGATAGAACAGCTAAGCTTAAATCTCTTGCAGGGTACACACATGCGTTCTTAGAGGAAGCAGAAGAAGTAGGAGATGAAGAGTTTAAGCAATTAGATGATTCCTTGAGAGCTGAAAACTCACAAATCATTCTTACACTAAACACACCTCACGTTTCTCATTGGATTATTAAAAGGTGGTTCAACGTAATACCAAGTGAAATACCAAAGTTTTATAAACTAGAACTAAAAAAGCAGTATGAAGGAGAAGTAACCTATATCAACACCAACCACGAAACAAACAAGAAACTACCTCAAGCGGTACACGAAAGATACGAGAAGAGAAAACAAACAGAACCTGAATACTACTGGAGACAGATTAGAGGGCTAGCACCTGAAAGTATACAAGGTAGAATCTATCAGGGCTGGAGGGAGTTAGACAGTGTTCCTCACAACGCAAGATTACTTGGATACGGATTAGACTTTGGCTTTTCTCAATCAAAAGACGCAATTGTTGCTGTGTATTACCACGATGGTGGCTATATTTTTGAGGAAAAGCATTATGCTTTGGGGGAGAGTTATAACGACCTCACGCTTAAATGTAAGACACTTCCACCAGGGCCTATTGTTGCAGATTCAGCAGAGAGTCGCATGATAGCAGCCTTAAAAGAGGGTGGTGTTAACGTCATTGAAGCGGACAAGGGTGCAGGGAGTGTAGAGCGTGGTATCCGTAGGGTACAAGGATTACGAGTGTCTTATATAGGTAAAAACCTTAAACGTGAATATGAAAACTATGCATGGTTGATAAGCAAAGATGGAGAAAACAAAATGGTACCAGACCCTAAGTGTGATTTAAAGTATGGTGCTCATTTACTGGACGGGGGAAGATACTTCATTGACAAAATGATTAAAGTGGGTGCAGACCCTGACGCTGAAGAACGTGAACGTGTACAAGTAGAGTTTGAGGAGCAAGAAGAAGTATCTAATACCTCTTCCCGAATTGGACTATAGTATTTTATAACTTATAAATATGGGCATCTTAGGAACAATCAAAAGCGAAATCACAGACTATCACCTACAAGGTGTTCCCCTTGCGACTGGTCAAGTTTATTCTGAACACAGACTGAAAAGACGAATCAATTTGTATGAGGATAAGTATTATCCTACAGGAGCAGTAAACGCTAATGGAGAAGTGGAGTGGTGGCCAGGAATGATTGCCCCAAGAATTAATGATGAAATTAAGAATCTTCGGCTTGACTCGAAGTATTTTCTGGTTTGGCATGTTAATCCTATCAATTACTTCTCAGCAGTATATATTGCTAATGCTTCCCTTAGCGAGTTCATGGATGAAACAGGCAGAGCAGAAGAACTAATGGCTTCAAATGAGCATTTTTCAGGGAGAGGGAACTTACTTTTCAGAAAGACAACAGACTCCTACGAAGAGGTTGATCTGATGAATACATACATAACGAACACATTGGCAAAAAATGTAGACCAAACAGCAATAATTGAAAGGTTTTACTTAACACAGTCGGAATTAAGAGGGCGTGAAGGGATTTATAAAAACGTTGATAGTGTAATAAAAAATTGTAAAAGCCATACATATAAAGTTGGTGAGGTGTCATTAGGGACAAAAAGCACAACACCACTCTATGAGTGTTACAGGCGTAGTGGTGAGGTGTCAGAAAAGGTTTTGTTTGAATCTCAAGGAAAAGAAGGAGGAGACCCAGACAAGTTTATCCTAGCAATGGTTATTGTTTGTGGAATGACAAATGAAAAAGACAAAGATGAGTTTGTTCTTTTTGCGGAGGAGATGACAGGGAAAATGTCTGATCACTTCAAAGAAGCCCATAGAGGTGCTTATAAGGGCAGGTGGTGGAGAGAAGGGCTTACAGAGCTTCTTATGGACGCTGAGACTCGGTATAACGAGCTTACAAACCAAATCATGCGTTCTATCCCTTGGGATTCTTCAGCAATCTTTAGGCATACAGATGTTCGAACACAAAACTCTTTAAGAACGAAACTCAAGAGAGGGTCGCTTATTAAGTCTGCTGACATCCAACAGGTTCAAATTAATGCACGGATTACTGAGGCGGTAAGCGAGCGGAATCATATTATTTCAGAGATGGACAGGATTGCAGGAAGTTTTGAGGTTGTACAAGGGATTACACCAGCCAGTGGTACACCGTTAGGGACAACACAGCTGATGAATGAAAACGCAAATAAACTTTACGACTTTTTAAGAAAAAAACTAGCTGTTCCTTATCGGCACATCTACCGTGAGTTTGTGTTACCGTCTTTGGTTAAGAACTTAAAAGGGAAAGAGATTATTAAGATTACAGGGAACGCTGACATGTTGGATGGTTTGCGTCGTATCACGGCAGAGAGTTGGTATGTGAAGAACCTTGCCCTTATTGGTCCACACCCTCAAGAAGCAAGAGAACAATTGATAAACACAAAGATTGAGGAAATGAAAGAAAAAGACCCGTTGCTAAAGAACTCCAAAGAGATATGGAAGGGGATATTGCCAGGGTTAAGAATCGTGGTTACAGGGGAAGGGTACTCAACGTCTTCAGAGATCAGCACAGCGATACAGTTATTACCAATGGAAGCTGACCCTGGTAGACGAGCATTCTTGCTTGACTGGATTTATAAGTCTAAAGGCTTACCTGTTCCCAATCCACCACCACCACCACAACCCCAACAAGAGGCAGTGGAAGAAGAACAGCCTCAACCAGCACCAACAGTATGAGTAAATTTCCACAAGCAAGGTACGGGGAAATGAACCCCATGGCCACAGCTAAGAGGCAAATTAATGAGTTATCTGACCCCTTATTACAAGAAAGGAAGAAACTAATGAAAGAGCAGAAAGAAATGGATGAAGGGGCTAAAAAAAGAATAGGATTATGACAAACGAACAAGCCAAAGGAATAAAGAACAGCCCTGAAGGTGGTGCATTTATTCTACACCTGAACGAATGCATTGATGAGTTAGACACAGTAAAAGTATCTACACTCCCTGATGACACAGATATAAAAGCAGAGGTTGTAGGAAGACAGCGTGCAGTTGAAATTCTGAAAAGAATTCTTGAACCTTTTGAGCTTGAAGATATGGATGATGAAACAGGGCGAATAGAAATGCTTAAAAAACATGGCTTGTAAGATCACATAACAAACATATTTAATTAATAATATCGACTTATGACAAAAGATGAAATCAAAAAAGAATTAGACAAACTGGAGATCCCTTACAAGAAAGGTTGGGACAAGGACAAGTTGTTAGGGGCGTTAGGTGATGAGGTTGGAGAAACCAAAGAAGACCACATTGAGGACACGCAGATTGAGAGTACAAAAGACACAAGTCTTGAGGAGTCTGGTTCAGGCGAAAACGACCCTTCCTCTCACACTGAGGCACACGTTTTTGACGATAGAGGTGCGCTTCATCGTGTTTACTCACTTGAGAAGCATGGAGATTGTTTTGCTGATTTGGCGGAGAGCAGGGCTAATCAAGATGCTGGTTGGACTATTAAATTAGTTTAAGAGTTGTGTAGTTGTCATGAAGCTAGTTTAGGTGGTATGCATTATCATTTAACCTAGCTTCATGACAGAAGCAGTTTTAATTGGAATGGTCGTATGACCACATAGTAATGACCGTATGGTCACAAAACATCTGTATGGATAATAATGATTTCGCCACCTCTGGCGAGGAGTATTCCGAAGAAGAGGGTGCAGGAGGGTTTAACGTTAGAGAAGATCTCGTCACAACTTTAGGCCTCGATGACGAGTTCGATAACGAATTGTTAGATAAGTTAGTCGAGCGTGAACAAGGTTTACGTAAAGGACACTCAGAGTTACAAGGTAACTACAAGAAAGTCCGTGACACTTATAAAACACTTAAAGAAGACCCACGACTTACAGGGCAAGAAATTCCAAAAGATTTCGACCCTGCAAAGTTTTCTGCTGAGCAGGAACAAAAAGTTGCTGAAAAATTCAATGAAGAATATCTGGAAGAAACAGGTTATTCAGACGAACTGAAAGATGAAATTCGTGAATGGAGTAAGTTTAAAAGTGTTTCTGCAAGATCTGCTACTAAAGCTCCGCATATCGCAGTTGCGATTGAGAAGCTTCAAAAAGAGCAGAGAATCCAAGAGGCTAGTAAAAATGGTTCTGGTCAACAGGGTACATCTTCCAATGATTCAGGTGGGGGTAAAGCTCCTATGCCTGATAAGTTCACAGATCCGAAATTTATGGCCACTGTAAAGGGTCAAAAAGAGTATGACGAGTGGACTAAGGATAATAGATAGTTACTGTTGAGAAGAGCTATATAATTTATATAAAATATGGCAATTGACCAAAATACAGTAAAAGAGATTTGGGCTAAAGGGCAGCGCAAATTCTTCGTTAATAACCTTGCCGTTTCTTTGGCTAACAAAGAACCTGGTATGGCACTCCAAGTTGATGGTGGTAAAAAATTCCATCGTGCAATTATGGGGAACGCCCTTATGTCAGCTTACACACCGCTTACCGCTTCGGGTTCGCAACGTATAGTGACTACTGAAGATGAGTATGTTGAAATCTTACGTACTTCACATGCGGAAGTTATTTCAATTGACATTGATGATACAGAAAAGGCTCAGTTAAAAAACTACCAACTTGAAGAATTTTACGGTAACCAGTTAGGACAAAGAATGCGTGACTCTGTAGAGAAACGCTGGATTTCTGCTTTTGCAGGTTTTCATGATGTTGGTTCAGCTAGTTCTCCAGTAGACTTCTCAGGTGCGACTATTCATGATGTTGCTGAAGAAGGTCTAGGGTTAGTGGACGTGGCGGATATTGATGTTCCTCGTGTGATGATTGTGGGACCTCGTGACTTCCGTGCTATTGAAAAAGCAGTAGCAGAGCGTGAAACTACTCTTGGAGACGCAACAATGATTAACGGTTTCCCAGCTCGAATGTTCTATGACTCGCTTTTAGTGAAATCAAACAACCTTCCGTGGGCAGCAACATTAACAATGGATACAAACCCAATAAACGGTGATTATATCTATGTTGCAGGGTTCAAGATCACTTTCTGGGATGACGTGGCAGACCACGCTGGAGGTGTTAAGGACTTGACTGTACATATCGGAGCTGGAGTAGCAAATACTCGTGCTAACCTCTCTGCTTTATTTGCAGGGACAGGTACAGCAGGAACTGACTATGTAGCAATGACTTCTACACAAGAACACTACTTACGTGGTAATCGTCGTATCGCTTGTACAACAGTTGAAGCTATGGCTTTCACTGGGTTTGGTGATATTTCAGCTAAAAACGGTGACGCTTCTATGACAGCGGCTACCAACAGATGGAGCGCTCAATACAAAAAAGCGTTCTTCTCATCTCTTGGTGCGTGTGACTTGGCTCTTCAACTTGATTCTGATGGACTTGAACTATCTCGTCCTAAACCAACAAGTGGTGGAGAAACTAAGTTTTCTCGTATCTCAGGACTACAAATGCATAATTCAAAGATGTTCCTAGACGGATCATTGATGACTGCAAATATTTACATCGACGCTTCGTCGTACTAAGTAAACTTTCTCCCCTTATGGGGGGAGAGAAGAATAGCGTGTTGATGTTTTTCTCTCTCTCTATAAAGGGTAAGTAGATTTTAAATCTCTCTAATATAATTAGACCTATGGCAAAAGTATTTAATAGACCAGTTAAACTAGCTGGCGAAGAAAAAACAATCGACTCTATTGATGTTCGTGTGTTACTAACAGATAAAGATAATAATGTCCTTTTAGGGAGCGGGTTAGTTGTTCCTACAGGGGCAGGTTATGCAAAAGGTGGTTTATTTTTGAAGCAAAGCGCTTCATCAGGAGCGAAAGCTGTTTATGAAAACCAAGGAACAGTAACCACAGCTTCCTTTAGTCTTGTGGGGGCTACTCAGGTTGAAAAAATATCTCTCACTAATGCTGAAATTAAGGCATTGAGAGCTACTCCAAAGACACTTGTATCGGCCCCTGGTGCGAATAAATCACTAGAGTTCATCTCTGCTGTCTTGAAACTAAACTATGGTGGAACAAATGTTTTCACTGAAAGCACAGACAACCTTGCGGTTAAATATACTAATGGCGCTGGTGTTGCGGTTTCACAAACAATTGAAAGTGGTGGCTTTATTGACGCAACAGCAGACACTCAAACTAATGCTTTGGCTAAGATTGATGCAATTGTTGCTTCATCTGGAGCAGAAAACCAAGCACTTGTTCTACATAACACAGGAGACGGTGAGATTGGCGGAAATGCAGGCGCAGACAACACCATCGACCTTTGGGTTGCTTATCGTGTGATTGATTTCAGTTAATAGTAATTCTCCTCACACTCCGTTCTTTGGGGTGTGAGGGGGGATAATTTCAATATTATGGCAATAAATACATATGTAGGGGCGAGGAAGCCAATACCAGGTTCAACTCAACAAATTACAGGACTTTCATCAGTTAAAACCCTAACAGTCCCCCGATTGGCTCAGCGTGCAGTTGTATCTGCGGTAACACAGGGGGTTTATTACACAGATGACGGCAGTACTCCTGCTTCATCGTTAGGACACCGACTAATAGCAGGTGAATCTGTAACGCTCTTGGGAAGAGAGGCTATTCTTGCTTTCAAGGCAATTGAGATTACAACCTCAGCGGTTCTTAATGTAAGTTTTTACAAAAACTAAGATGAAACTCAAAGATAATACAAATAAAGAAAACAGCTTGTTCCATCACTATGTTTTCTTGTTGACAGGGAGCCGTGAAAGCGACACTACCCCATATTCGTATGTGGATTTTATTGCTGGGTTTAACCAAGGGCAAGATGAGTTGAACCTCAAAATCATGCAAGCTGATGGAAAATGGCAGTTTGATGACTCTCTTCATGGTGATGACACAACAGAGTATGCCACGTTAAACTCATCGCCAGTCACACTTGCCAACTCTCGTCTTAAGGTATTACGTGTTCGGATTAAAGACCGTAACGGGACATATAGGACTATCCAACCTAAAGATAGACGACAAATAAGTGATGAGGTGTTAAACGCCACAGGAGACCCACAGTACTACGACAAACGTGGAAACAAGTTATGTTTCTATCCCACACCTAGCTACACACAAGCAAGTACGGGAGTAGAGACCTCATTCCAACGTGCCAGTGACCACTTTACAGCTTCTGACGAAGATGATGAGCCTGGTTTTGCTCAGGTTTTTCATCGGTATTCCTCATCGGTTGCAGCTAAACAATATGCCATGTCCAATGGTCTGAATAATCGCCTTACTGTAATTCAAAATGAGATAGATCGTGGAGACCAGCTTGTTCTTGAGCTTTACTCAGGAAGAGACATGGATGACCAGCCAGGAATGGAAATTGCTACAAGCAACAGTTCTCTTGGTCTTATGGAAAACACCACAGGAGGACAATTAAACCCACCATATGCCTAAGTTTAAAAAACCACCTCAACTGATGTCTGTTGATGAGATGTTCTCTTCACAAGAAGATGTAAGAAAAGAAGAGTCTCATGCCTTGTCATTCCCACTATCAAAAGAAGACATCTTAACACTGGAGAGGGAGGACTATTGGCGTGTTGTAAAGGGGGAAGCAACCTTATCATCAGGTTCTGTTACAGTAACGAACAGCAAAATAAAAGAGACATCAGTTGTTTTATTAACGTACAAGACACAAAGTAATCATGGTTATCTAAAGGCGACACCGTCTAGTGGGTCTATGGACATAGACTCAACCAATGCTTCCGACGACTCAGAAGTGTTTTATATAATATTCCTATGAAGTTAGTTTTAAAAGATTTTGCAAAGACAACAAATGGGTATAGCACCGAAAGCCCCCATCGTTTTATTGAGGGGTTTATTCCGCATTATGTAAAACTGGCAAAAGAAAATTCTGATGCAAATTTTAAAAATAAAGTTATCCCAGAACACCCACTTGTTCTTTCAGCAGGGGTATCAATTGTAGAAGCAAAAGAGGGGAAACACCCCGTTGTAATGATCCCCAACCCTTCAGGAGATTATGCTGGGAAAGTTATTTACTCAACTGACTTATGGGAGTTTTTTATTGATGACTCAACAGAGAGTGACCTGGGTATTCCTAACGGCACACCAACAAGTAACTTCGGTATTGATGCGGTGACCTTTAATGATAACATTGTAACCACTCATCCACTGAATACAGCACCTTATCGGTATGACCTTACTACAGGGTCATCATGGTCAGCGATTACATCAACACTAGGCACAACCGTTGCCAAGTTTCTGCACACCATTATAGATGTTTGTCTTGTAACAGCCTCTTCTGGTCTTTTAACAGCAAGGGATGAAGTTAAAATCATAAAAAGTGATTGGAGTGTTGAGGATGGTATAACCTTGCCTGGCTACTCTGTTCGGGGTTTTGGCACACACGCAGGAAGATTCGCACTGATTTTCACACAAAAGACAACAGCAGATACTGCTTCCCCAAAAACACAAAACAGTACAAGTGTTTTTCTTTGGTCTCCTGTTTCTGGTGGTGCTTATGACGAACAATATGAGATAGAAGGTGTTTATCGTACCTCTATTATCTACAAAAGCCTTTGCCATGTATTTACTCAATCAGGGAATGATATTATTTGTTCTGTTTACACAGGGGCAGGGTTTAGAGAAGTGAGACGTATAAAAAACACGACGATTGACGCAGTAATTCTTTCTCCACGAAATAGGGTTAGTATTGAGGGTGACTTTTTTGTGTTACTAGCAAGATCAAACGGGAACACAACAGCCGCTAGACCACTTTATTGGAATCCTTATACAAACGATTCATTTTTTCTGGTTGGTTGGCCTGATGACTTTCCTTATAAAGGTATTCTTGTCACTCAAGACCCGTCTGACGGTTCATATCTTCGTTATCTTTCTATTCTGAATAGTTCTGGTTTTGGTGTAATCTATAAAACAACAATTGAAAGCTCAACCAAGTCTGATATTGGGGCTTTGTACAAAAGCAACCGTATCCCTGCACCGTTTTTCAATAAATCAGGACAACCACACCAGGATATGCCGTTTGGGAGAATGAAAATAAATAAAATAGAAGTAGAGTATAGTGTTTTACCCCCTTCCGTGAATGATATTATTACTTTGTCTCTAGTAACCAAAGACGAATACGAGACAGAAAGCTACACAACATCAACGTCTATTATCAAGAACACCACAGCAAACTCCACTAAAGCAAGAGTGGGAACCAAGAGGACTGTGTGTGACATTGGTGCGATTTGTACTGACTTTGAGATTGGTCTTGAGGTGGATGTTTCAACTACTTCTTGGGACCTGATAATCAGGCGCATTATAATAGATTACGACCCTATAAGCATTCAATCTTAGGAATATGGCAAAAACTCTCTATGATTTTTATTCACAGCAAGGACAGGCTTTACCAAGCGTGTCTGAACGCATGTCTGTTGCAAGCGAGGCAGGTATTCAAGGTTACAAAGGAACATCAACACAAAACACACAGCTTTTGACTTATTTACAAAACCAAAAAGCGCCTACAGCTCCAGAGGTTCCACAACCAACACAAGTACAAGAAGCAGGAGCAATTACTGTAGAAAAACTTACCCCTAGCACTCCATCATTACCCCAACCAGAAGCTCCACAGAAGCAGGACAACTTTCAAACAGGTCTTCAAACACGAACACAGCAAGCCAGAGAAGAGTTAGACACCAAAAGACAAGAAACTCGCGACATAGAGACCCAACGAGCTGATGACTTGTTCAAAAAAATGGAGTCCAATGTTCCAGACCCAAATCAAGATCCTCTAAAAATGCAACAGAGAGGTCTGGTTCAAACTGAATTGGATACAGGAGAAATAGCGGCTGAAGCAGCTCGAGAAGATTTTGAAAAAAGACGATCTATTGTGTCTGAAATGGAAACCCTATTAACAGAAGGGAGTGCCTTAATTTCAGGCGAGCGTAACCGTTTCGCACCAAGCACGATTAGAAACCAAAGTGCTTCGCAGAAAATGGCAGATGTTCAGGCGAGAGCGGGTGTTTTAAATGCAGTTATTTCAGGGCTGGATGGAAATATTCAACGTGCTAGAGAGTTGATTTCGGATGCTCACGGTGCAGTAGCTGTGGTGTGGAATGACCAATTAGAATATTCTAATACACTAAACACGCTTATTGCCAACAAAGAAATTACAATAGATGAGGCGCATAGAAAATATAATGACGCACAGATAGCAGACGCTGAGACACGGTTAGCACAATTAGATCAAACAGCAAATTACTTAGAAGGTTTGATGATTGACCCTGCATCTGCACAGTTTATTGCTGACGCAGGAATTACAATGAATGACAGCGTAGAGGAAATAAACGAGAAATTAGCAGCACAAAGCCGAATAGAAGAACGAAAAGAAACTGTAAACTCTTTAGCATTAGAGGGATATAAACAAGTTCCTTTTGCTGAGGGTAGAAGTGACGTTGTTTCGTTAGAGGTTGGTGGAGAAACACTATACTTTAAGCCACCAGAAG